TAAGTGGCGCCTTCTTCGCGAACCGACGGAGGAGCTCTTCCATGCCGCTGAGTCCCGTAAGCGACCCAAGGATGGGTCCATGGAGCAGCTCAAGCAGCAAGGAAACGCATTCAACAATCGCCTCCTTGCTATCGAGGATCAGATACAACAGCACCTCGCAGCTCTCCAGGAGTTGCAGACCAACAGTCGTGCACATGCTTCCGCGCTGGACAAGATCACTGTCCAGATCTCAAGGCTGTCAGATGCTGTATCGCATTTGTCTGCTCTCGTGGAACCGGCACAGTGATGGCACTAGTAGAGGATGAGAACAACACACGTATCAAGTGGGCTGCCCCTGGATCTCCACGTGGCGTCATGGACGTCGGTATCCAGAAGGTACGTGGCGTAGACATCGTCTGGCTCACTTATGGTCCAGGTTGTCTGTCTATGTCAATGTCGACCTTCAAACAATTCGTGCAAGACACCAAAGACGGAAAGTGGGATGAGATCGTCAATGGCGAACGGTAGCTTTGAGGAAGCCAAAGCCTGCCCACAATGTGGGTTGACTGGTGCTGAGTCTGGAAGCAAGAACCTTGAGAAGGGTTCTGGTGTGACTCGAGGCGCGAAATTGATTCTGTTCATGTGCATGAACTCGCGATGCCGCTGGTTCAGGACCACTTGGGCAGTCCAAGTGAATCCGGACGGAACAGTTCCTGACCCTGACGAAAAGCGACCGAAGCAGTTCACTGCTCCTGTCGATGCTGCGCTCGTTGAACAGGTTCGCCAGAACGCTTTGGCGGTCCAAGAAGCATCGCTGCACGGCGGTGAAATTCGGAACCGCAAGCGCTAGTTTAGCTTGCTAGCGCTTCAAAGTCTAAGGTGAGTCTAACAGGTTCTAAGCTTGGTCTAACAACTGAATCAATCGTCTACGGGTATCTCATAAGCCTCGATGGACAAAGGTGTTAGACTCGCAGATAGACCAATGGGAAAGACTCGCATAGAGACCACAGGGCGATTTTTGAAGGAGACACAATTTGCCGAAGTCAATCGAGACCTACTACCTGATCAATGGCGAAGAGGTCACATTCGAGGAATGGATTCGTATCGAGCAAGAACAATGCGGATTCATTCCCTGGAAGAGGGGCAAGATAGCCACTTCAGGCTTCAGCGCTATCGGTAAGGACGGAGCACACTACCGCGGATCAATCGGACACAGGAGGGTCAGTGCCAAAGCGAAAGCCGTACGCGGAGAGAACGTTCAGCAAGACACGAACACAGAAGAGCCGGAGGGTTCGGAAGCTGCGTAACGAGGGGAAGAAGAACTTCCTTATCGGCGACCACCACTTCGCTCTAGAGAACGACCTTGACAACAAGGGCCGTGTGGTGATCTGTGATCTCGCAAGGTTCAGTAAGCCGGAACACGAAAAGCGCACGTTGAACATTGACGACATCTTCGGCGATCTTCGGGAGACCTGGGACACTGTGCCCCTGAAGCCCGGTCCAGGCGGAATCCTGTTCAACAAGAAGCAGCATGCGATGCTGGAAGAGCTGGAGGCGAAGGAGTAATGAAGCTTCCTGGATCGGAGACCGTATGGGCCCAGTATGACGTCAGTGGTGATGGCCCATTTGAACCGGGTACTGCCTTTATCTCACTCGGAATCTTGGAAGACTACATCGTCTTCACTGTTCCTCAGTGGGAAAAGATCCTCGATGCCATCAAGCGTAACCACTTCCAGGTACGTAGCTTGAAGCGGGAGTGGGAAGAGTCCATCAAGGAAGATCTTCAAGCCGAAGCGAAAACCAATGAGTACGAACCTGGCGACCAGGAGTCACGCATGCTGGCAGCTCAGTATGCTGGTCTCGTTGTCACTGACGAGCAGCTGACAGCGGCACGTGCGTATGATCGGAAGCGATGGCAATGAAGCGCGTGTGGAGCTGGCTGATTGTGGGCGGCTTGATCGCGTTCATGCTCTGGTTAGCCTCGACAGGTAACGTCGGACATCACTAGAAAGGATCGCAATGGCTTCCGAAAGCCACACCGTAACGACGCTGACGTGCGACAACTGTGGCACAAAGGTCACAGGGTCAGGCATCGTCAGATGGTGGCGACTGAACCAACATCCGAAAGGCGTCGACACCACATTCAAGTTCGGGTTTGACCTATGCTCAAACGCGTGCGTGCGCGATATGGCTGACAAAGTGGAAGGTCGGAATGAGTAGCGCAGGACAGGTAGCACGCATCATTACTGACCGGGTAAAGGACTCGTCCCTGGTGACCAGCGTCATCAACACGTTTGCCATAGATGATCGTATCACTATCGAGATGCATGACGGCAAGACGTATACGCTGACCATCGATGGGCCACACGAAGAAAGCCAATGGATCTCTGGAAAGAGGCCGGTCGCGTAGGGTGGCAGGAAAAACCAACTGCACTTCCGTCAGAGTAAAAAAGATCGCTCAACTACGTAACAAGGAAGGAACAAAGTGTACAGCAGTGTCGACGCACAGGTTGCAGAGGAGCTTCGCAAGCGTCAGGAAGCGGCAGAGATCGAGGCCAAGCTCAAGCTGGTCGAAGAGTACGGCAGCGACCCGTTCGAGAACGGCGACGCCTTCACCTTCGACAAGGTCTACGACGTGGACAACAAGGTCTACACCGTTTGGGGCGGCAAGGTTGCCGACAAGTTCTACCTGACGGGACCGGTTGTCGGGCGCTTCCCGTACACCTGGGAGAACCTGGTTCTGTTCTTCGTCAGCGGCATCGCCGTGACGCCGAACAACGTCATCCGTCTCGCGCCGGCTAGTCCGATTCGTGAGAAGGTCGTTAGCACCGCCAAGTCGCTGGCACCGAAGCCGCGGCGTTCGAACAGGGCGGACACCCGCTAAGGAGTAAATCATGTCCGGAATCGACGATTTTGTAAAGATGGTCGAAGAGGACGAACTGCACGACCGCGCAACGTTAGCGACTAAGCTTACCCCGATTGAGTACGGCAAGCTCAGGGGTATTGCACCCCAGCGAGTGTACTACCATCTCAGGACGGGTAAGCTTCAGTTCGAATACTGCAACTGCGGTCGCAAAGTTGTCGACGTTAAAAAAGCTGATGAGATTTTCGAGTTCACCACGAAGGAAGAGGAAGATGGCGACGAAAACGGCATCGAAGAAAACAGCACCGAAGAAGAGCGTGAGTAAGTTCCCTTGCCCTGAGTGCGATCGTATCTTCGGTACGCAAGGTGGTTTGAAGATACACCAGACACGTGCGCATGGTCCTGCAAAGGCCAAGGAATTGATCACGCCAGAGAGTATCTACGCAGAGGTCGAACTGGCCGAGGACCAGGTTCAGGTAGTCCAGGAAGTGCCCATGGCGATGAACGGCGTGGCGCGATGCCCGGTTCAGATCCGTGTGGAGTTCTTGGACGGATCCACGCACGTGTTCGTTCCGGAAGAGGGTTGGCACGTTGCACCTCATCGAAACGTTCTGATCATCGGACACGATGTTCCTCGTGTCGAGCTTCCACTCATCAATGTTCGGCTATACCAGATCGAACCGCGTGACTGACGTGGAAAAAGACGAATTCCAACGCTCTTCGCTTGTAACCGAAGTGGACAGCATGCATACTACCGTTGAGGTAGGCAAAGCTCTACGCGCCGATCCTCGAACAGTCACTCGGTGGTGCAAGGAAGGATTGATCCCCGAGGCCATCAAGACACTAGGTGGCCATTGGAGAATCCCCGGTAAGGTCTTCGCTGCCATGCGCGAAGGTACGTATAACCTGAAAGGAAAAGCCTGACCTATGAGCTTCACTCTGCTGCCATTCCAACAGGAATGCGTTGATCTGCTTGTCGATCAGCCTGACGTAATCATCGGCGATGATATGGGTCTCGGCAAGACGATCGAAGGCATCGCACTGGATCAAGCTCGACGCAAGAAGTATCCTGGTGTGAAGCTGCGTACGCTAGTGATCGCGCCCATGAGCGTTGTGTCCTCTTGGGAAGACCACTTCAATCGCGGGCAGCCAGAGCTAAGTACTTTCGTTCTCGACCGAAAGAATAGGGAAGCATTCCTGAAGGCAGTGACGGCAGGGACGTACGACGTCTACATTCTGCACTGGGATGTCGTACGTCTCCTGCCTGAACTGGCTAAGTTCAACTGGTTTCATATCATCGCCGACGAGGCACATCGTGTAGCAAACCGTGCAGCGCAGGTAACTATCCGTAGTAAGAAACTGAAACGTACGTACCTGACAGAACTTACTGGTACACCGTGTCTTACAAGGCCTGAGCAATTCTGGTCACTTTTAAACTGGTCGAAGCCGCGTGTGTTCACTTCATTCCACCGCTTCTTTAATCATCATGTCATCTACGTGCAACATAGTAAGGGTGACTACTGCAAGGCAGTGGTAAACGGATTCATATGCGGTAAAGAACATAAGAACAATTTCAAGGTCATCATCGGTATTGCAGATGAAAATACCCTGCTCAATGAGATCAGACCGTACTACATCCGGCGCCTTAAGGAAGAAGTCCTAAAAGACCTGCCTGAGAAATACTACACACAGGTCAACGTGGATCTCGATCCGCAACAGCGAAAAGTGTACCTTCAGATGCGAGACGCCATGCTCGCCTGGGTCGGCGCGAATGAAGATCAACCACTTGCAGCACCTATGGCTATTGCCAAGCTAGTTCGGTTGCAACAATTAGCTTGTGCATACGCTAAGATCGATATGATCCAGGTTAAGAAGCGCGACCCTGATACGGGGGAGTTCGTGCTTATTGATAAGGAACGCGTCACCCTTATTGAACCGAGTTCTAAACTCGATGCTGCGATGGAGATTCTCCGTGACAATCCAGAGAAGCAGTTCGTCATCTTCAGCCAGTCAAAACAAGTCATCAACCTACTCGCAGCCAGACTCAAGGCTAAGAACATTTCGCACGGGATTCTCACTGGCGATACTGAACAGGCGGATCGTGGTCGAATGGTCGAAGCCTTCCAAAACGGTGAGCTTCAGGTGTTCGCAGGTACGATCCAAGCTGGGGGTGTTGGCATTACTCTCACAGCCGCCTCGACGGTCATCTTTCTGGATCGTTCCTGGTCTCCGGCTATTAATCGACAGGCGGAAGACAGGCTTCACCGTATCGGTCAAAAGAGTGCCGTTCAGGTCATCGACATCGTAGCACGCGGTACTATCGATGCAGGACGACTTCAGAAGATCGAAAAGAATTGGCAGTTCATCAAGAAGCTACTTGGTGACAAGGACGCTAAGACCAAGCCGGAAGGAGCATACATCTAGTGATCCTGAAAGAACTAGCACGGGATCGAGAACAAATCACCTGGCGCGTCCTAGATGATACGGGTACCCCCACTAACTTCACCAACCTGGGGTCACTCGCATCTGCTATAGGTGAATTAGGCATGGATCTCGATGAAGTAGACTTGAGCATTGCTTCATGGGGAGAAGAACTAATCGTAGCCTTGGACATCACGCCATGAGCAGGCAACGACGAGACCCAGAGAGCACGAACGAGCTAGTGTTCGGTGTCTATTTTGAGATGGCTGTCATGCAGCACGAGATCCTGACTTCGTACATGAAGGCCGGATTCACACGTGCTGAAGCAATGCAAGTAGTTCTTACCATTATCAAAGACGGCCTAGGAGCTGGTCGTCAACAGACCAAGGAGGAAGAGTAATGAACAAGGAGCGTACGTCATTGCAGTGCGCATCGTCGAACTGCGTCAGAGGTGTCTACAGCAAGGACCTCGATGCTGTCAAGCTCTGGGAGTCAAGTGAGCCGGGAATGATCCCCATTCCCTATGCCTCATGGGAAGAGTTCGTCGCAGCAGTGAAGCGCGGAGAATTTGATAACATGAAGGAGGAATAACATGGAATCAGCACGGTGGGAGGATCCTGAAATTCCGCAACCTCGTGGGCGTGAGTACAAATTCTTCAACGAAGACATCAAGTTCAACCCCACGTCGGAAGTCCATAAGTTCCCTCCGAGCTTAGACTCAACGTACGTACCACCCCCGGAGCAAGAACTGACGGTGTCGGAGACTGACTCTCCCAACAAAATCCTACTCGCTATCCTTACCATGGTGAGTATTCAGACCCTCCTGGTATTCGTATTCTTCCTAGTCTTCCTGTTGAGAGGCTTGTAAATTGCACCATTACTACTACGACCCCGAGAAGCTTGACATCTCGGTAATTCGTTCGGACGCTAATAACCGTGCCCGGGGTAAAGGCATTCACAACAAGAATGCGGAACAGAGCATCATTCACTTCCACCCCAAGGACAAGTACGCCGTCTGTGACGAAAATGACCTTAGCATGCACGAGCACTATGGGAGGAGTGATGGCAAGGTTCATCCTACTGTCCTGTGAGGACAATGAAGAGGCAGAAAGGTTCGTACACGAGTACCAAGCCTTCAGTGACGGAGGAACTATTACCGTCGTCGGCCTTTTCGGAAAGCCCACGAACTTCTGCGAATGTCCTGAAAGCTATGGACTGAACGCACGAAGCAAGCGGGGAGCGAAATTCGGTTGGAACGTCTGCGTGACATGTAACAGAGCTAAGTTCGTTCCGCAGACGCCTAACAACCTGTTACCTGGGGAGGATCCAAAATGGTGGAACTACAGTCTGTCGTTCCGTCCAAGTGCGTACGTGAAGACCATTAAGGAGGTATGGAAGAAACGTAGCTAGATACCTTCTCATCGAGAATTGGAGTTATGCAGATGAGTGAGAGCGCACGCCTGTCGAAGCTGCTGTTCGATTCACGCGACGTGGTGGAGATGTACGCCGACGTCGTCCAGGCAAGGATGACCGGAGTGGACCCGGAAAACCTGCGCCGGCTGGTCGCGGACATCGACGCGTACCGAGCCGAGCGCGGATGGAGTCCGAACGGGTTCGGCGGGGAACAGGACGACCCGCGAGCATAACGGAGGTGTGGAAGAAACGTGGCTAGATACCTTCTCATCGAGATCGACGACAATGACAAAGCCGAAGCATTCATGGAGTCGATGAAAGCGGGCAAGTCCTTCGTAACCGTACCTAACGGTCCGGAGGCCCGCGAGTACACCGTCGTAGAAATTCAAGCACGAACCGTTGGCCTCTTCGGAAAGCCGACCAAGTTCTGTGAATGCCCTGATCAAGACCAACGCGCAGCAGCATCCAAGGGAGCCAAGTACGGATGGCGCGTCTGTCCTAAATGCAACCTCGCCCTAAGTGGATTCCACGAGCCGAAGAATCTGCTTGACCCGGAAGGGACTCCACCTGCAGAGAAGCCCTTCTATCTGATGGCACGTGGGCTCGGCCCGCGTTAACTGGGAAAGAGCCAGTCAGGTCGTAAAAGACTTGACTGGCTCCCCCTTCCCAGTGATCATGAAGAAACACGGCAACGGTTTGGAACACATCGTAATCAGTACCATAAATGGCATAGCAACGTCGTTTTGCGGAATGACCTATACTAAGGAATGCAATCGTAAAACGTGGAACGAGCTACGTATTCGTAAGTTCTGCAAAGCTTGCATGCGAGAGATTGCGAAACACTAATGAGACTTGCAGCATTGCTATCATGCAAACACTACGTCATATACGACTTCCCCTACTATGCGGTAGGTTGTAACACTGTCTGCACAGCATGCGCGAAACCTCTTGAGGCGGTGAAAGTTCTGCACATTGCAAGGGTGCCTGACCGGGCCCCTGACACGCGGATCTCCACAGGGCTTAATTCGCAATTTTGACCCCTCTTTCAACATCTTTGACCACTTGAGACCTACTGTGACCCAGAGTATAATTAAAGTACAAAAGGAGGTGAGATGGCAGCGCTTAAAACTGTTGACGACTACATCGACGTAAAACTAGTACACAGCATTCACGTTTCAGAGCGTTTGAGCTTCCGAGCTTGTCGTAGACGTTGGCGTTGGGTCTATCGTGATCTGTACTACCCAACGACTACGGCAAAACCCCTAGAGTTCGGAATCGCATTCCACAAGGCCATGGAACACTGGTTCGACCCCGACAGCTGGGGTGTCGACGACCAGAGCCGCGAAGTGGAGACGCTTGTCGTTTTCCGGCGTGAGTGTGAGCGCCAGCAAAGGGAATTCCTGGGACATCTCCGACGTGACACAGGCGACCCAAATGCCCAACTAGATCCGGAAGTCGAAGAGGATTACGCAGAGCGTGTTGAACTTGGCCAAGCAATGCTACGCAACATGTTCAAGACGTCCTACGAAATCGATGCCGAGTATCGTCCGGTTGGGGTTGAAGTCCCTTTCGAAGTCCCGATCAAGGATCCTGACGGCAACGACATCTGGTGCAAGTGCATCCGTTGCTGGACGAAGTGGGTTACTTGGGTCAAGCCTCAACAAGAACAGGCTGAGCGAGACCGAGCAGACAACGTACCTAACGACTTCTCCATCAAAATCGTCGACGCCAACTACGGCGGTCAGCACTGGAAGATGTGGCAAGGACTGCCAGTCACGTACGGTGGTCGAATCGATTGTCTGTTCCAAGATCGTTTCGGTCGCATCTGGATTGTCGACTGGAAGACTGCCGCTCGCTTGTCCACTGGCGAAGCCGGAGCCTCTGATGACTACCTCTGGCTCGATGACCAGATCACATCCTACTGCTGGGCCCTGTGGCTCCTTGGGATTGACGTTGCAGGTTTCATCTATCACCAGATCAAGAAGTCAAACCCTGGTGAGCCAGAGCCGTTGAAGCGGGTCTGGAAGGGTTGTATGTACAGCCAAAACAAATCCAATGACGTTGACTACCAGACGTACCTGACGACTGTTCAAGAGAATGACCCCGGTGCCTACGCCGCAGGCCTATACGATCAGTACCTGGAGCATCTGAAGGAAAACTCCAACGGCCTCTTCAAGCGACACGTCATTCATCGGAACACCGAAGAGCTCCGTCAGGCTGGTATGAACATCGCTCTTGAAGCCTTGGACATGACTGATCCTAATTTGCGGGTCTATCCTAGTCCTGGTAGGTTTGGTTGTAATTACTGTGCCTTCAGAGAGCCATGCCTTGGAACTAACCGAGGCGAGGACGTAATGTTTACCCTCGAGTCACTCTTTGAGAAGCGCACACGTCTTTATTACGAGGATGCCGAGTCTACTACAGACAAGCCGACGCGAGGGTAAAATGACTGTCACGCAAGGTGTTGCTCCTAGCCGTTTGACTCCACGTAGCCTGGGTGGACTTCCTCTGGGTAAGGTCTCAGAGATGTCACCGCATGTTAATGCCCTTATCTACGGTGAACCAGGTGTCGGTAAGACGCGGCTTATCGGTTCAGCTGATGCTGTTCCGCAAATGCGAAAAGTTCTGATCCTCGATGTCGACGGTGGTGCTCTGTCTGTCAAGGACGTGTACCCCAACGTCGAGCGACTGCGCATTACAAACTTCGCTCAGCTAGAGGCTGTACACAGAGACCTTCATGCTGATGCAAGTCATGGGTTCCAGACTGTATCTATCGATACTGGTACTGAAGCCCAGAAGTATAGCATGGCAGCAATCATGAGGGACGTCGTCATTAAGGCGGCGGAGAAGGGTGAGGCACGCGATCCGGACGTACCGAGTATGCGCGAATGGGGTATCACTCAGGAGCAGGTACGGCGTGTCGTTCGGAAGTATCGTGACCTCCCGTTGAACTTCTTCATGACCTGTCACGTAAAGGATGACAAGGATGAAAAGACAGGCATCACCAAGAAGGCACCAGACCTTCCTGGAAAGCTTGCTCGGCAGATCGCCGGCTTCTTCGATGTCGTCCTTTATATGTATTCGAAGGAGGTGGTGAACCCGGAGACCAAGGAAAAGAAGGAACTGCGTCTGCTTATGAGTTCCGCAACAGAACGTATCACGGCTAAAGATCGTACTGACAAGCTTGACGCGATTGTCCAAACCTGTACAATGACTCACCTTTACAACACGATGACTGGAGAAATCAAAAAGTGACTGAGCCAACGTTTGACGACGAGACTGGTACCACCACTGCTATTGCGCCTGTCGAGTTTAGCGACACCGGTACCTCGCTTCTGCCTGAGGGCGAGACCTGGGCAACTGATGGTGAAGGCGATGACGAGGACTTCGGTGAGATCCGCGTCAACTTCAGCAAGGAGGAGGCGGAGTCTACTTCGTTCGACGACCTTCCTGCGGGCAAGTACATCGTGGCTATCACCGACGGCAAGGTGAAGAAGTGCGGTCCCGGGGCAAAGAACCCGGGCAAGCCGTACTACAACCTGGAGTACACCGTTCAACCGGAGAACAAGACGCACGTCGGTCGGAAGCTATTCGACAACGTGATGCTCTTCTCCCCCGCACTGTACTCGTTGAGCAACCTGATGAAGGCTCTGGGCGTCGACATCAACCAGGGCGACTTCGTCGTTCCGAAGATCCCGGATCTGCTCGGCCAGAAGTTCATGGCACGTGTTCGTATCCAGCCGGCCCGTGAGGTTGACGGGAAGACCTACGACGCTCGGCCTGAGGTCAAGGGTTACTTCCCTCTGAACTCGGCCAAGGCTCTCTCGAGCAACGCGGACCCGCTGGCTCCGTAAACACCCCCTAACGTGACAGGCCCCAAAGCTTGACCAATCAGGTCGCGGCGGGGCCTGTCACCCCCTTTCTTTTTTAGCCGTGGGAAAGGAGGTGAGACACATTTCACAGTCTGAACGTGCAGGCTACTTCCGCTTTGCATTTGCTCGCGCAGAGGGATATGCCTGTATTGCACTACTCCGTCGTGGCAAAGGCGGATTAGAAGAACATTGGTTTACGCTGCCAGAACAATTCAATCAGATGGTCGACTTCACAGACGGCCTTGTTGGTGCTCCTGTCGATGCATATTTTTGCCCTCAAGTGTTTTCGGAGAAGGTGCGTCGAAAGGAATTTGTCAGGGCGTGCCCTAGCATTTGGGCAGACCTTGATGAGTGTCCTCCAGATGTTCTTGAACTGCGCCCCTCGCTAGTCACTGAATCTTCCCCTGGTAGGTTTCAAGCCCTCTGGGTCCTAGATGATTTAATGGAACCGGCGAAGGCCGCAGAATATAGCAAGCGCCTTGCTTACCAGTACGCCAGTCAGGGAGCCGACCGATCTGGTTGGGATCTGACTCAGCTACTTCGTATCCCAGGAACAACGAATCACAAGTACAGGGATTATGATAAAGGCCCTGTGGTGGTTCGTATTATTGGGGACGGCGCAAGTCGTGGTGTATACCGCGAAGATGATATGCTAAGTCTGCCACCGGTAACGATGTCAGATTATGAGCGGATTCCAATGCCAACCGCATTGCCAGTAGGACCTGGGCTGGCAATCATGGAGAAGCATAGGCACCGCCTCAAGCAAATGGACTGGGCCCTGCACGCCGATACTCCACAGGGTGATTGGTCCAAAGCACTGTTCCAACTTGAGATGGACTGCTTTGAAGCAGGAATGTCCAAGGAAGAAGTGTTCGTAGTATGTGGAGATGCTGCTTGTAACAAGTTCAGGCGCAACGGACTTGACCCGCGGTACCTCTGGGAAGACGTTTGCCGTGCATACGGGCGGCATAACGAAAACATGACCAAACTAACAACAGTTTCAAAACCTGACACGAAAGAGTTGCTCAGTCGAGATGAAGCGGAACGCGTCGAGAACGTTCGTACGTTTGTTGAGGAATATATTGACTGGGCCAGTTCGTTGGGTGATGCAGCTGTCCAGTATCATCAAGGAGGCGCCTTCATTGTACTTAGCGCTCTGCTCGGTGGGAGCGTGTCTTTGCCTACTAGCTTTGGCCGGATTAAGCCTAACTTGTGGTTTATGATCCTGGCAGATACGACGTTGACTCGTAAGTCGACAGCTATGGATATAGCCATCGACATGTTAGCCGACGTGGACTCCGAAGTGATCATGGCAACGGACGGTTCCATTGAAGGTCTTATGCAGGGCCTATCAACAAGACCAGGCAAGCCTTCGATCTTCTTGCGAGATGAATTCAGCGGTCTTATCGAACAGATGACCAAGAAGGACTACTACGCTGGCATGGCTGAAGTGCTTACCAAACTGTACGATGGTAAGTTGCAGAAGCGATTGCTCAGGAAGGAAGTCATTGAAGTCAGGGACCCGAATCTCATCATCTTTGCAGGTGGCATCAAGACACGAGTGCAACAACTGCTCAAGTTCGATCATGTTAGTTCAGGGTTCATCCCTCGATTTCTGTTTCTTACTGCTGAGTCAGACGCTTCCAAGGTCCGACCCTTGGGCCCACCAACTCAATTGGATACTAGCGAACGGGATCGTCTAACTCAGTACTTGATCGACCTGCGTGACTTCTATACCCGCACAGAAGAGTACATTGCTGGTGGGATGCGATTGGAACGTAGGAAGCATTGGGAAGCATCACTTACGCCTGAGGCATGGACACGCTTCGGCCAGTTCGAGTCACAAATGCTGGAACTCGGATTGAAGAGCGAACGTTCAGATCTCATGACGCCTTTGTATGACCGCTTAACTAAGTCCGCATTGAAGGCGATGTTGTTGCTTGCCACGGTAAGATCTAGAGAGGAAAGCGTCTTGATCACTCTTGACGATGTCCTCCTTGGTATTAAGTACGCAAAGGGATGGATGGGATACGCCATCGATGTTGTCAACGGTATTGGTCAATCGGCGACAGAGAACCAGATGACCACCATCCTGAACAACATCAGACGCAACCCAGGTATCAACCGCTCCACCCTTATGCGCAACTACCATCTCAGTGCTCGTGAGGCTGATGCTGTATTCACTACCCTTGAGCAACGTGGGTTGATCGAACGTACAGCAGCAGGTAAGGGCACTGTATACAACGCTCTAGCATAGGAGAGGAAATGAGCGATTCAGTAGCCATCGTCAGCGGTGGCCTCGACAGTACGACGCTTGTGTACGACATGCTTCAGAGAGGACTTGTTCCTCATATGATTTCCTTTAACTACGGTCAGCGACACAAGAAGGAACTGGAGTACGCCAAGTACACGGCGCGCAGGTTGCAGTTGAAGCACGATGTCATCGACCTGAGTGGACTCACGCCCCTCATCAGCAACTCAGCACTGACCTCGGGCAACGATATCATCGACGTGCCTGAGGGACACTACGCCGAAGAGAACATGAGCGCGACGGTCGTACCGAACCGCAACATGATCATGGTATCTATCGCCGCTGCGATCGCTGTCAACGAGAAGGCGGACACCATCGGTATCGGAGTTCATGCAGGTGATCACTTCGTGTACCCCGATTGCCGACCACCGTTCATCAGCCTCATGGAACAGGCTATTCTGACGGCCAACGACGGGTTCCACGTTCTCAATCCAGCAACGATGCGAACCACTCCAGGGTATCACATCGCGGGTGACCGCCAAGTCGAGTACGAGACCGCAGCACGCAACCTGAACATGCTGGTGGACTCAACTGAAGAGATCGGAACCATCTACGCACCCTTCCTGAACAAGTCCAAGGCAGACATTGCTGAGCGCGCGCTGTTGCTCGATGTGCCTCTGCATGACACCTGGTCCTGCTATAAGGGCGGTGAATACCACTGCGGGCGTTGTGGAACGTGTGTTGAACGTCTCGAGGCTATCGATGAGGCCCAAGCTCGTCTGAGCGAGAAGTACATTCGATACCAAGAGGACGAGACCGTATATGCGGACAGCGAGTACTGGCGCGAAGCGATCGCTGCACGCAACACGGAGGCCAAGTAATGTATCGCACAGGATTCATCGGCGCATCAACTCAAGAGGCAACGCAGTGGGTAGCACAGAGTGTTGGTGACGCAAGGACCATCTGTGTTCCCTTCGCCGGTAGTGGCCGTGACATCTTCTCGATGGCTGGACCTGATCGACTCATTGAGTCTTGGGACACACAGTTCTATAGTCGTGCAGTCGTAGAAGGCGTGTTCGCGGCCAAGGAGATGAAGACTAACGTCGACGCTATTCGGTACCGCAAAGGCTACATGTTCGAAACACGTAGCCTGAAGAACATCGACGAGCGCAGCGCAGGCTTCATCGACTGGGTAGCCGACGAAGGTACCATGTTTGACAAAGCCGCAATGTCCTCAGCAATCGTTCGGTGCACACTTATGGGTCGCATGACTCAATGGTATGCAAACGTTGAACAGCTGTACGCTCGGTTCCTGCGAGCGCGAGAGAACAACCTCCCGTTCCTCAATGCACCTGGTGAGTTCATTCATCACGAAGGTTCCGTACTCGACTACAAGTTCGAGGACATCGAACCCTTTGACCTCATGCAGGTTGATCCACCTAAGGTCGTCGTTGGTGGAGATGTCTACTCCAGCAACTTCGATGTCCTAAACAAAGCAATGCACGGAGCAGTTGAGACACTCCCCAAATGGACAAGCAAAGTATCCCTGGCTAACTTCCGTCAGCTGATGAACATTCCGACTAAGCGCATCCTGTTCATGTACGTGTCAGGCGTGAAGCCTACGTACGAGGAAGTGCGTCGCATGCTTCTCGAGTACGGAGAGCCCATCGAAGAGAAGTCCTTTACCCACCGAGGGAGAACAGACTATGGCATCATCCTTGACCGTCGGAATCATTCCCTGCACCAATCAGAAGAGTGACGTCGGCGGCCCTGCACGTGAGGTTTGGATCGGTAGTCACTTTCAACTGGTCCTAGCACATGCAGAGATGTTCTATGACGAGGTGTACGTCATGTCGTACAAGTACGGCCTGATCAAGCCTGAGTTCGTCATCGAGCCATATGACATCGATCTCAAGAACGGAACCCAGGCGGACAAGCTTCGCTGGTGGTTCAAGATGCGTCAGCACATCAAGGACCTGTGCGAGAAGAATCCTCTTCTCATTGCACTGTACACAGGTAACTTCGAGCGCGAGCGCATTATCCGAGAGTTTGTTCGTAACGGTGTGAATCAAGTCATCATCCCGTTCGAAGGACTATCGGTGGGTCAGCGCATGTCAAACATCTACGACTGCGACGAACCTTACAACCGTGCAGACGCCGAAGCTGGTAAGTATGCACTCTCCAGTAACTACGGAGAGAATATTCAGGCCGGCGCAGGTGTGAAGTACTTGCCCCCGCCAACCAAGCTCACAGACACCATCGAATGGGAGTAGCCATGACCGAACCCCAAGACACCAAAGCTCCACAGGGCGCTGAATTGGTTGAGTTGCCAAAGATGCCGCATCTTGTGTCACTGACCGAAGACATTCAAATCGCTCACCGTTTGTTCTTGATGCCTGGCTTGTGCCAGCAAATTCATGGGCACTCGATGCAAGTCACTGTAACCTGGAAGGGTTTCGCTGACTCTCAGGGTGTCTTCGAAGGTCTTGACTTCGTCAACATGAAGAAGGCCTTCCGCGAGTACCTGAAGAACAACTACGACCACCGACTCCTGCTCAACAAGAACGACCCGTGGGCGAGTCCTGTCACCCTGACGAGCAGTATCGAAGGTTACGATGGGACTTCAGAGCCTGAATACCTTCCGGGTCTACAAATCTGCGAAGGTGATCCGACCACTGAGAACTTGTGCAGGTACATGTACTACTGGGCGCGCTACTCGTTCAGCTTGCCCTGCATTGTCACGATCCAGGAGACCAAGTCCAACGCAGTTACGTACGGAGACTTTAATGGTGGCCCTGACACTCGATGACGGTACCGATAAGGTACTCATCAGCCAAATCTTTGGACCTACGTTCCAAGGTGAAGGAACAGCTGCAGGTCAGCACTGTCTGTTCATTCGTACTTACGGATGCAACTTGCATTGCACTTGGTGTGACACTGCTTACACTTGGGCAGATACCGATTACAAGGCAGCTCTGACAGAGAGCGGAAGGAAGTACAGTAAGTTCGATCCAAAGCTCGGCGCAAAGGAAATGACGCATAGTCAGATTCTGGACGAGCTGCGTAAGCTTTGGGACATCGACTACAGGCCGACCATGATCGTGATATCTGGTGGCGAGCCTATGATGCAGCAGGACAAGCTCGTAGGTGTAATGTCCCTGTTAACCCATCGCGGACACCAGATTCACGTTGAGACAGCAGGTACATTTGGACCCACCTTCGGGTTCGATGCACAGGTAACGCAGTACAACGTTTCGCCTAAACTGCAACACAGTGGCAATAGACTGCTTCAGCGGTATCGGCCAAACGCACTCAGTGAACTGCTCAGTACGGGCAAAGCACGATTCAAGTTCGTTGTACGCGAGTCGGCTGATCTCCCCGAGGTGGACTCGATCGTGAAGAGCGCCGGAATCTCTCCGAGCAATGTCATGATCATGCCCGAAGGGACAACACAAGAGAAACTGGCTGCTTCAGGACGCGACCTCGCCGATCAGATCCTGAAGCGTGGCTACAGCATGTCCATGCGTCTTCATGTTGCCCTCTGGGGCGACGACGTCGATAAGTAAGGAGTGAAGTGGACGACGCCACCTCCATGCAAAACCTTCTCCGTAACTTCGCGGGGATTGAAGAAGACGAACATGGCAAGGAAACAGGACAGCGGTTCCTGAGTGCACTCGACGAACTGACAAGTTGCCGTTTGCAAAGTGATGTCCTGGCAACAGCCGATATCCTGTCGCACTTCGACACCTGCATCAAGTGGAAAGACTTCGATGCAGGCCAGATGCAAGACATGATCGTGATCAACGGTATTCAGTTCACGAGTGTCTGTAACCACCACGTTCTACCTTTCATTGGCAAGGCGCACATTGCATACGTGCCTAGCGAACGAATGGCAGGACTCAGTAAGTTTGCTCGTGTCGTCAGACACTTTGCACATCAAGCACAATTGCAAGAACGCATGACACACCAAGTCGCGGACTACCTTGAAAGGAAACTACAACCCAAGGGAGTCGCTGTGGTGCTTCAGGCGGAGCATATGTGCATGACGATCCGTGGTGCACAAGCACCAGGTACATTGACCACCACCTCCACTATGCGCGGCGTGTTTGCAGACCACGACCGCACTGCCAAAGCTGAGTTCCTCAGCATGATCAAAGATGGGAGGTAGATTCGAAGTGCCTGATCTCAATATGAGGTCGCGTGAGGCATTTTCAGACAATGTAGATTGGTTTCCCAATCTGGCAGAAGACGTCGTACATCATGCTCTTGGCCTTGCAGGGGAAGCAGGCGAAGTTGCTAACGTGGTCAAGAAATATGACCGCGGTACGATGACCAGGGAAAAGATGATTGCAGAACTCGAACAGGAACTCCCCGATGTACTGACTTACCTATTCAGTATTGCAGGGATGTTCGGGATCAACCTCGAAGAGGCGTACGACAGCAAGCGACAATTTAATGACAACAGATTCAGGAAGGCTGCCGCATGACAACGCTAGACGATAGCAACGACGCCCACGAAGCTGCTATCGACATTACCGAGGAGACGCAGGCTGCGTCAGCAGCGTTCTTCGAAGCAATGCAGCGCCGACACTTGATGGGTGAAGAGCAATATGGTCCCATCAAGTTCTTGGAAGTGAACACGCTACTGGAAGCCATGGACGAGGTTGTCGACTTGGCTAACTACGCGATGTACACCTTCATGAAGTTGTGGGTGCTGAACAAGCAGATCCAGCATCAGCTGGGTGAACAGCCGGAAGTCCTGGGTGCAAAATCATTCATGAAGGGTTAACCCGTGCAACTCGCCTTGATTCCCCCCAAGGGTTTGTATCGATGGACATCGCGTGGCGACCTTGATATGTCGCTCGCGCATATGGTAGCCGACGAAGAATACCGTCGCGTTTACTCCGGGCTCTCCACCAAGCGATTCCTCATGCTTGACAATGGCGAAGCAGAAGGCGCGCAGGTATCTCCGGAGCGACTAATGACGGTAGCAACAACGCTTGGCGCCGACGAAGTCGTTCTCCCGGATGTGATAGGGGATGGTACGGCTACCGTCGATCGAGTCAAGAAGTTCCTGCTCAATCTCCAAGGCCCTGTGGACTCCTTTAAGTTCATGGCCGTCGCGCAAGGGCTCTCATCAGTCACGGTGAAACGTACAATCGAAGCGTTCGCTGAACTGGAACCGATTACAACGATTGGCATTCCGCGTTGGTTGGTGAACCCTGATCGGTACTCCATTCGGATCGACATTGCTGGATGGATTGCTGAGAAGTACCCAGAACGTTTCCAGGTACACTTCTTGGGAACGTCCGTCGAGTGGGTACGCGAAATCTATTTCGCAGCCAAGTACCAGGTTCCCGTTCGTTCTGTTGACACGTCGATGCCGTTCAACTACGCTATCGCCAATTGTCGTTTGCAGAACGATAACAATTACAAGATCAAACGACCTAGTGATTACTTCGACAAGTCATTCTACCATGTCGGAGAGACATCGACTCTACGGCACAACGTTGATGTCATGAAGAGGTGGGCGCGTGGTGAATAAACACCCAATGGCGGATTGCGAATCTTGTCCGCTAAAGGGAGCCGAGAACGCCTACGTACCAAGCAAGTTTCCTGCTGAGCCAAAGCTCATTGTAGTTGGCGAAGCACCGACACAGTTCGAGGCCCAACGAGGGATTCCCTTCGTTGGGCCTTCGGGCCGGCTTATCAACACTGTCCTGAAAAACTACAAGTGGCGACCAAGTGAGGTGGGCTATACCAATGTTTGTCTTTG